GCTAAGGTTCTATCGGTTAGTCTATTATAAGTTGGCATATCACTTTATAAATATTGTCGAAATTATTATTGAAACACATTAATGTCTCCATCCATGAAAATAAAAATATTTGCATCTTGGAATCCATATAATCCGCATTCTAATAAATATAATTTCTCACATAAAGTGCCGTCTAAAATTTTAAGATATACCGCAGGAGCATAAGGAAAAAAACTATCAGTATTAAATACTACTGAAGGTGGTATTGATGTTACTCCTGTAACAAAAAAACAAGCAGTGTTATTTGAATCACAAACATAAATGTTGTAAGGACTTGTTCCACTTGTTATACCTGTAATCGTTACTAACATATCCAAAGAAGTCTTTCTCCACTTTCTGTGGTTATTATAAGTTCTGTTTCGGTTAATATATAGAATGTTTCACCTTGACAATAAACATATTTGAAATTGATACATCCTGTACTATCAACAACCTTTATTAAAAGAACATTTGCGCTTGAAAAAAATGTATTTAAAGTAAATGTTCCACCGGTTTGACCCAATAGAAAACAATTATTCATGAATTCATCACATACATAAAACTGATAAGGAGGAGTTCCACCTGTTTGCCCCGATATGATTAGTTGTGATGACATTAAGGACAAGTTTGAACATTTGTTATTGCTCCTGAAGCATTAATTTGAATTGCGTATTTCGTGTTATACGTGAAACCTGAACTATAACCAAGACCGGTTGGTACTGGAGCCGAGTAAACCGAAATCCACCTATTATTTCCATTAACTAAATTAGTTCCTGTTGTACCTGAATATACCGTAGAACCAACATTAGGTGTTGCACCCGTATTAACTAACCTATATGATGTGTTATAAGTTATGTTGTTACACGCATCACCACTTGTTGTTGCTGAAATTGAGCTACCACCAATCCAATTTTGACTACCGAAATCCGGTGCAGTATATCTCCATCTTAAAAATGAAGAACCAGTTCCTGGTGGGCCGATAGTTGACCCTGAACTTGAATTCAATATTTCTAAATAATGTAACTTTTGACCGTAAACTCCTGTAAATGTTGTTGCACTTGATATAACATTTAAAGTTCCAACTCCTGAACTGTTTGTCGATGCGGTAAATGTGTTAGCACTATATTCATTGTAATTAATTCCATTCACTGATGTCCCACCAGAAAGATTAATTAAATTTACTAATGACATTCTCATTGTTAGAATCTCATTAGGTGCTCCTGAATATGATATAGTTCCCGTTTCAACACCAGACACAGGCCATAAACCACCACCTACATTAGAAAATGAAGTTGATGTAAATAAAGCTGAATATGTAGGTGTTGGAGGTGGATACACATACCCTGAACAAGTTACATCATAAACAATTTCCAATCCTAAAGTAAAATCGGCATCACCCAGTGGGTCATCATCACCATTACAATTTGAAAGTATAGTTAAAGTATTATTTAATAAATCGATGTTATAACTTTGTATTTGGCTAATGTTAGACAAAATACTTTCGATTGTTGATTGCCAAACCGTATCTTGAGGAACGTCGTTCAATGTTGTTGCAGTATAGAATGTTTGTGTAAATGCACTTCCATTGATGTCTATTTCACAAATAAGCTCAGCAGAATTAAACGAACACCCTGTATACCCTGATGTTATATCCAAATAACCTTCATTCAACATTTCAATTAAACCTCTTTGCCCACCAGATGTTGTTGTAAATGTATTTGTACAAAGATTAAAAGTTTGATATGAACTAACTAAATTACCAATACAATTTATTAAAACATTTTGTGTTTGTGTACAACCTGACCCATCTACAATAGTAACCGTATAATTACCTTCACCTAAATTAGTTAAGGTTGAGCCTGTTGCACCATTTGACCAATTGTACGTGAATGGTGGTGCCCCATCATAAATTTGAACTTGAGCGGTCCCGTCATTAGCCCCCGTACAATTTGTGGTTACAATACCTGTAATCAAATTACCTCCTGTTGTGATTGAGAATCCTGTGGAAACGACACATCCGTCAGCATCAGTAACACTGATTGTATATGACCCAGCCGCTAAATCTGTATAAGTTACAGACGATAGTGGAGAATCTATTAGAGTGTCACCATTACTTAAAATATAATCTAAAGGTGCAGTATAACCCGTACCCACCGTAATAATCGCTTCGCCATTTAATTGTCCACATGTAGAACCTGTAGTCGAAGCGCTTATTGTAAATTTAGGTGTTGATGTTACGTTTACCTGTTCTGTATAAACACAATTACTACCACTACCTGAAATTGTTACAAGATATGTGTCTGTTTGTAGGTTTGAAAATGTGTAAGTTTGACTTTGGCTATTTTCTGATTGAACATTTCCTGACGTTTGTCCCGATAATGTAAAAACATAAGACTGATTAGTCCCACCAACGGTAACTTGTATTGCTCCTCCGTTTGCATTACAAACAGGATTTGTTGTTGATATATTTACAGTATCAAAACCTCCCGGTGTTATTACGTTACCGCCAACAAAAATCTCACAATAACTTGCGTCTCTTACTAATACTTGGTAATTTCCAGCACTTAAGTTTGGAAGTGTGAACGTATTATTAAGTGTATAACTTACATAACCAGTTGTTGCCGAATAATAAAAAGGTAAGGTTCCACCTGTCACTGTGAAAGTTAAAGAACCATCATTTTGAAAGCACGTAGGTTGTGTTGCCGTTAAAAACCCTAAACCTAATGGGTCTGCAACACCAACGGTTTCGCTTTTGGTTGTTTGACATCCAAGACTATCCGTTACAGTACAACTATAAACCCCTTGAGTTAATCCTGTAATAATTTGTGTTGTTTCACCATTACTCCAAGAGTACGTATATGGTCCTGTACCCGTAACACCTGTGACTGCCAATTTACCCCAATTCTGAACACAGTTTGAAGTATTTACCTTCCAAAACCCAAAATCGACCGCAGTACTTGTACTTATAAGTGCATTTTCAGTATATGCGGTCGCTAAACCATTATCTACAACAATCGCATAATATATACCATCACCTAAGTCCGTAAAATTATGTGGAAAAACCGTCGCAACTTCTGTTGAGTCATAAACACCATTTTTATATAATAGTATGGTATATGGTGACCCTGACGTTGCAGCACTTACTTGTAAAAATCCGTTATTTACCCCACAAGTGGTTCCACTTGCATTAAATATTTTAGCATCAAAACAACCACTCACAGTTACGTTGATGTACAATTCATTATTTTGTAATCCTTGTGAGTCGTTTAATCTAAAAACATATGTTCCACCCGAAAGACCTGAAAACGTAATTTGTGTTGTCCCTGTTTGAGCACTTATTGTTGGGTCAAAAACATTATCAATCGTATAAGGTGGAACACCACCAATAGGATTAAATTGAATTGTTCCTGTTGCCGCAGAACATACCCCAGTTAATGAAAAACTATAGTCAAGAATTCCTTGATTACAATTTATAGTACAGGTTTGTCCTGTTGCAATGTATACACCTATTGATGAACCTGTATATGTTTCATCCAAACAAATACCTTCTCCAACGGATGCGCCTGTTCTTGTGAAACCACAACAATCCACATATGTATATACCCCGTTAGTTAAACCTGAAACACAAGCCATTTTTTATATTAACAAATTACGTATCCGCTACCAGTGTTTTGGATGTTTATGTAGATAAGGTTTGAACCACTAACTACTGTGTGTGTATTGTATGAACTAATTCCACAATAACCCGTATAAATACCACTATTGTTACCACTACCAAATCTAATATTATTAAATGTCGAATTTAATACCCCAAAGTCAATAACACTACCAACAACCGCAGAAGTCCCGTAAGGTTGGTAGTTTTGGAAAGTGGATGGTTTATTTCCAACAGTTTGTCCATTCAAATAAGTCCAAGCACCACCATTAACTCTATAAACAAACGATACATTTGCTGGTGACGCAACAGGCGCCCCAAAATAGAAATTAACCTCAGAATAAACCGGAGTTGGTGTTGGCGTCGGTGTAGGTGTTGGCGTCGGTGTAGGTGTTTGAGTAGGTTCAGGCGGTGTACAATTTATATCTATATCGATACCAATATTCAAATATAATGTACTAGCCGAGAAATTATCATAACAAGATGAGTTACTAACAATTAAACTATTACCCGCAAAGTAGTAGTTTAATCCATAGTTATATAATCCCGCAAGTTCTGTATCTAAAGCATTAATTAATTGAGTCTGTGTTGGGTAATCATTAATACCGTAACCAGTGTAGAATTGTTCTTGTACTAATATTTGTGAGTCCAATCTACAATCAACGTACCAATTAGAAACAATACTATTTAAGTCACACATGTTTTGTGTGAATCCACTTTGAGTTAATAAACTTGAAAGTAATGATTGAATCATTTCTGAAGGTGAACCTTGAATTGTACAAGTAAGTGTTTGGTCTATGCAATCGTAAGCAAATGGTTGTCCTGTATATTTACAAGGAATACAAGCTACAGGAATAATTTGACAACCTCTTTGTCTTCTCCAAACATATTTTTGTCTATGGAAAATAGAGTTTTCCATTTTTTGACCTGTTAACCACAATGATGTGCCAGGAACCATTTGTTCTAAAAGTCTTTGCCAATAATCACCAAGACCCAAAGTATAATCAATCATTTTTTGGTAAGTGAAGTTGTTGTTTGGAATACCTATAGTTTGTTCCGATTGTAAGTAATTCCAAAACACAGATTGCAAAGTCGGATATCCTCCTGTTTTACCATCACTTATAGTTTGCCTGTTTCTTACATTTATAAAATTGTTATAGAAACTTTGAGCAAACTCAAAGAAAGTTTTTTGTTTTGGTTTTGGGTCAATATGCGTCCAATCGACATTACCAGGATACGGGTATGGTGCGGTTAGACCTGAATTAGGAATCGGATAGTCATACTTAACGGACATATCCCATACATCATATACCATACCTTGCCCCATATTAACGTATAGTTCAAGATTTTTTGAGTTGATTACTAATTTATCGTTTGATACTGAATAATCAACCCCATTAAAGTTATCGTTATTTTTTCTTGTTCCAACTTGACCAACCACCCAAGATTTTTGATTATCAGATACTCTTCTTAAAGTATACCCGACATTCATGTCAGGAAACTTTCTAAGACTATTCATGTAATCTTGTCCAAAATTAAATGGTTGTAACTTTGTTATTAAGTATGGGTTTGACCCAGTAAATGATGAATTCTCAGAATCAACAACTTGAGCTGACCTATGTTTTGCGGTTTTTTCAAACCAACCTGAACCTTTTTGAAAAAAGTTATCACTTGTTTGTTGTGGACTTTTTGGGTATCCGTCACCATCAACACCATAATCACCTAAGGTCGTGTTAACTAATTTGATTAAACCGCTGTTTGTATACCCTGTATATTGAACTCCTTGTATTTTAAAAACATTAGTCCCATCTAAAACCGGTGTTGTCACATATTTTGTTCCACCTGATATACTAGCATATTCTTCATTAAATTTATCTACATTAATTTTAGCGTCCGCAACGTATACAATCTCATTAAACTCCAACAAAGCCTCAGGAGCACCAATGAATCTCATAACATACTCTAAAGATTGTCTTGTACCTTTAGTTTTGTACATATAAGCCGCATTCAATATTAAGTTTCTATAATATTGATAGTTTAACTCGGTTGGTGATGGTGTATTTTGTTGACCAGGATAAATTTGTTGTGGTTTTGGATTGAAGACTGATGTTAAAAAGTCTTCATTCGTATTTGGTGAAATGTTTGGGTTTATACCTAATGTTTGAGCTAAATTAAAAAGTAATTGTGATGGTATGTCATTACCCACTTGGTAATTAACAGATGTCATATTGGCTAAGCTGTCTATGAATTTTTTTACCTCATCAAAACTTCTACCATAAATTTGTAAAACTTTTTCAACTTTTTGGTCGGTAGTATCAAATTCTTTAAATGACCCTGTGATTAAGAACCTACTAATTAAGTTTGTTTTATACTCATCTAATCTTTCAGCAACTAACTGTAATCCATCAAGATATTCTGTAAATATGCTCGATTGAATATCTAAATTCCATGCTCCACCAATAGGCCAATTTAAAGTCCTATTATATTGAGTGTACTTACCATTACTATCGTATTCAGGATAAGAAAACGTAGCACTATATTTTGGAGTTGTGTTTTGATTTAATAAGAATTTTTCAACCTCATCAAAATCATTTGTAAAAATTTGTTGAGTTTTATCATTATTTGGCCTGATAACTAAAGTCCTTATTGATGTTGTCAAACCACTAAACACATTACCTTTAACGGTTATAGTTAAGGTTCCACCTGCTAAATTTGGTGTTGGTATAATATCAGTTAGAGGGTATTCAGTTTGTAAATCACTATAATAAAGAGCGTAACTTTCGTACTCACTTGTAAGTGCTCTAATTGGACTTATGGGAAATGGTCTTACTTCTATATTTCTTTTTGCATTTACTGAATAGTCTATTTCAAATGGGTTTCTAAATAACCCAGTGTCCATGTCAAATGTCGTCTCATCGTTTATAGAATTATAAACAATATTAAATGCGGTGTTACCTGAATATAAACTAGATTGTTGGTCGGCATAAACCTCAATCGCCGCTGGAAAATTGTTAATTATTTTAATCGCACTGGAAGATAACCTTTTAGCTAACGAACCATACAATGAAAAACTTGTAATTTCCGATAAATCAAAGTTTGGGTAAACTTTAAAGTTTTGTTCAATTATCGCTTTAGCTTCTTCAATACTACCTACATTAAGATTTTCTAACGTATAAGGTTGTGAAAAGACACCTGTATCAAATTTTCTATTTGTTTTTTCATAAATGGCACTTGTGAATTGAAAATTCCCCTGTGTAAGTCCACCGGCATCAGTAATCTGAACTCCGACAAGATTATCTGCGAAAGTATTAGTTCCAATAGGTGGGTAAAATATTTTATTTGCCATTAAGTAATAATATTTGTAAAGTTTTTACTAAAATCTATATTGTTACCTCTATCTTGTCTAACTTCATATAGTAACTCGTTAAAGTTATCTCTAACCTCAAATAAGTTGTATTGTTTATATATATTGTTGTTACTATCGTATAATGTGTAAATTCCGTCTTCCATACTTTTTGTTTGGTTTCCGTAAAGTGCAATAGCCAACGTATCCAAATCATAATCCGCCATTTGTATGTCGATTGTGATTGGATTAAAGAAAGTATTAGTTACAATAATATTTTGATTTGGTTGACCAATAAATGGTGTTGCCGTTGGTTTGTTTGTTGGTGATGATGATGGTGACAAAGTACAAAATACTAAATCGCTTCCTCCATCAACATATCTATATCTTATTGTTTTTTGTGATGAGTTAATTTGTTCAGTTACAACTGGTTCACAAAAGAAAGATGAGGTTACTATTCTATAGAAATTAGGTATTTTACTACCATCATTATTTAAGTATTCAACTCTAAACCCAACTAAACCTTGATTTGTAAATTTATTTCTAAATTGTGATGGTACATCATTAAGATTTATGATAATACCTTTTACATTAGGTAACGCAGATAATACACCACAGTCAGTAATTGTTGTTCTTATTTCTGCAGGTTTGATGTATAATGTGTAAATCCCCTTCTTATTAAATTCACTTGCAGGTAATTTTAAATTATAAAGTCCTCCTAATATTTCAACCCCCGCATTTCCACCTGTATCCGCATTATGGAAATAAGGTGTTAAAATACTTTGTGAGTTTAATTTTTTAAGTAAAAAATTATTTGTCACATCCCTACTTGGGGTGTAATGTAATATTATATCAACATCTGCTGGTGATACGTCTGAAGGTCTTACAATACCATAAGTTCCTAATGCCATTTTTTTATTTTATAAATAGTTTATCTATATTTTTATGCAGTATTAATTTTAAAGAAACCATAACCGTATCTTTCTAAATCTCCAATATTATCAACTTCACCTAACCTTTCAATTGATTCAAAGGCACTATATTTTCCTCTTTCAACATACACATCAGTTTGAATTTGGGGTGCCATAACAAAATCAAGTAATTGTTCGTTTTTAACAATCATGGACGTATCAAAATCATTAGCGGTTAAACCATTACTATTCATAACATAGAATGTTTTTCCATTAGGTAAATCGTAATAAGTTATTGCTTCAATAGTATATCCCGTTATCCCGTCGATTATTGAATCTATTTTTCCATAAAACTGATTGTTTTTTGTAAAAATGTACCCAACAGTAAATGGGTTTGACCCATATCTCTTTAAGTCTTGTATTTTTGATTTTGTAAAACCTGAAACAACAAATGGTGTGGTTGTCCAGTTAGATGACGCTTGATATGATGGGTTATTAACACTATCTAATGGATAAATGTAGTTATACGCAATAGGTGTCCCATTCCAACTTCCTCCTTGTGGTGTGAAAGATATAAAACCATTTGGGTTTGGTGTAAATGCTGGAGCTAAGGGTATTGTTACAGGTTTAGATATGGTTGTTAAACCAAATGGGTTTGAGCCTGATAATGTTATTGTATAATTACCTGCATTTTGATATACGTGAGTTATTTGTGTCCCCACCAATTGTTGAATCGATGAATTGTCTCCCCAATCAACCGCGTAAGTACTAAAATCTAAATAACTTAAAGTGAAATCTCCTGATGTATTATACAGAGTTAATGAATATAAATTAAGTGATGTTGTTGCTGAATATAAAAAATTAGTAACCACATCTTTTTGACATAATAAACCATCAAATTCTGAATAATACCCCACATCATTATATGTTTGTGTTAACATAATCGGTATCGTTAAACCTGTAAGTAATGAAGAACCATTTGTCCCACCACTTAAAATTTGTGACATACCCGAATAGACTGTAAAATTCTGAGTTACTGAAGTAAAAGGTGTTGTGTTCGTAGGAACGCCCCCACTAGGTAAGTCATAATAAGTTTTTGCAGTATAAACTAAATTAAAGATGTCACTCGATAATACTTCGGGCGATATTTTAAAACTATATTCTTCAGCTTCCATTATGGGTTTACGTATTCATACCAGGTTATAGCTTCATTTGCTGTTTGACCAACACCCACCCTAACTTGTGCTGGTGATTCTCTATATATCTTATACTCGTAAGTGCTTTCATCCATTACTACCTTGTAATAGAAAAATTGCTCTTTATCAAAATTAAACTTAACAGGTCCCGCAAATCCGGATTGTGGTTGATTAATCATTCTAACAAATTGGCCTATTTTAGCATTAAAGAATTTACAACTCATATAAAATGTTGTTCTTGATATGTAAGACTTGTTTCTTAACCAATAGAAAAAGAAACCTTCTTTATCTTGACCAACATAATCTAAAATGTATTTTGGTTTTTTAACCATGACGTTTGTAGGGTTTAATGCCGGACCTATTGTTCCCGGTTCTTTTACACCTTGTTGTGTTGGTAAAATCACACTAAACATTATCTTTTGACTTTCGGCAATCTTCGTATCATAAAAGTCTAACTTGAAAAACGAACCTTTAAAAGAATTTGAAAAATAATATATCTCAGAATCGGTAAAAGTGGCGTATTGATAATCATCTAACCAATTACCAATACTAGGTGGGTTTGTGTTAAATGTTGTGGGTAAGTTTGGATTAAAGAAATTAAAAATATAATTTATTTCTGTCTTTTCAGGATTAGAATCCCATGGCGCATGAGCAAATCTACCAATTTCAAAATCTTCAATACCGTTTATTAATTGTTGTACTGCATTTTTTTCAAACTCTTCAACCCCCTGTTCTCTACCTTCAATATCGAAAGTAATATTAATAGGTATATTAATTTCGGTATCGTTAGGATTTAATGTATATCTATAGTAATTACTCACAATCGTCTGTTGTAGGTTGGTTTATAATTGTTGTAACAATTTCATTAGTTCTTTGCATTGGTTTTTGTAAAAACAAAACTTGTTTGTAAGGATAATGGGCTCCATTTATAAATGGATAATCTAAACCATTACCTTCAGAATCAATATACCCAAAACCATAGATATCCCTCCAAATAAATGATTGGTTATATTCTGAAAACCACGCATAGGTTGGGATATTGTCAGTTTTAGTTTTTAATGCGGTCTCTATGTATCCACTAAAAACTCTAATAGGTATTGATTGATGTGGTTCGTAAACATACCCACTTGGTAAATTTAATGGTGAATTATCAGAAAAATATGAACTATTAAATGAATACTTATGATGTATGGGTGATAACACATATTCTTTTTGTTCGATATAATTGTATTCACAAAAATCACCTTTTATTGTTGAGCCGGTTGTTAGAAAATCATTATAATAAAATTTTTGACCACTTCCTGTTGGTTGCTCATAACTAGATAATGGTATGTTATCTTTATTATTTATTGATGTATGGTCCCACCATGTGTCAACAGAATTTGATAAGAAATTGAATCCCCAACCTATATCAATACCTGTTGGTTGATTATTTGAATTTATTGCTGGTGGGTTAAACCAACCCATATAACCTCTTTGAATAAATGATAAGAATAATTCTGTAACCGGTTTCCCGTTATTATCCTTTAATCCGGATATACGTATATCTTTATTTAAAACAAAACTAAAAGTTTTAGAACCTTCTTTTACTGAAATCCTTTGTGTATTATTGGGAGTTAGTGCCGAGTATTCTATTTTAGATTTGGTGTTAAATGGTATATTTTCAAACCCCGCCTGTGTAATATTAAAATCACTATTTGTTGATATCACTTTGTGTAATCTGATATAGTAAATTGATTTTGTTTCAGTACTATTTACGATGTTTGTAATTCTTTTAAAAGTTCCATTTAACCCTGTTGTAGTTTGGTTTAATGGGTATTTTAAATTAAACACTGAAAATACTTTTTCTTCTGAACGATACTGACTATCCCCTAACCCAAACACTTCAAAAACCTTTTTACCACCAATACCTCCAGGTAGTGTCGGCATATTTATTTCGATAAATTCACCAACATTAAGGTTATGCGGAACCCCACAATAGAAAAATAAAACCTTTTTACCGTTTATTACTCCAGTTGTTAAGATAAAAGGAATACCATCACCTGAAGTAAAATTGACACTTACATTGAATTTTTCAGAAGTATACTTCATAGGTTGTGTGGTGTCACTACTATATGGATAGGTTAAATTCATCATCCAATTGTATGATGTTGCACTCTTTGAGACGTATGTTCTGTGTCCTGTAACCGCAGAGTATCTTACTAATGTAAATTCATCAAATTGTGGGTAACCTTCCCATGGAACGTTAGGGTTTGGTGGTGTGTTTAATGTCGCATTTGCAATAGCATTAGTATAATAAAGAATGTTCCTATATGGTGTATAAGTGGTTTTACCTGAAACCGTATTTTGAAATATGTTTGTTAATTTTCCTGATATTCTAAATGTATCACTATCTTGTCTTTCAGTTTCAAACTGGTCTGTTAAATTTACAGTTATTGACCTATCACCTTCAACCATAGTTCTTCTATCCCCAATAAGTGGTGGTTGAATCCAAATGTCTTTGTCAGTATTACCTGCAAATTGTTTTGAACCTAAAACTATTTGTATTTCGTTTTGATTAGACATCTTGATTAAAAATATATTTAGTTATGTATCTGTTCATCACACTTTTACCTTTAAATAAACCAAAATAGAAATGGTATGGTGCACCAACAACAAATTTATCGTTTTGTCCCGGTGGGAATGTTGCGGTATTTCCATTACTATTTGTATTATAGATATAACCTTTCTTACCGTAATTTGTCGTATTAAAGTAATTTGAGAATGGTGCTTGGTAAAAACTCATCGTTTGGTATTTTTGTTTATAAAATCCTAAACCTTGTAGTCCTGTTTGCCATTCGTTTTCATCAGAACCAAATATGGTATTGGTGTTAGCTAACTTCCATAAATAAAATGGAACTTCCTGAGTTTTAGGGTAACCAAAATAATTTGTTAGTGTTGGTGTAAATGTTGTTATACCAGGAGTTAGTTTAATTCGGTTTTCGGTATTACCCGTAAAGAAGACGCCAACTAACGCATCACCTGAACCGGCAACATATAGTGTATCATCATCGTAGACATCATCACTAAATCCTTCGACACCATATTCTGAGTTAATACTGAATAATTGTGCAATATCACCATCAATTCTATCTTCACTTCTTGAGAACATTCTGTTGATTGACGCATCTCCAATACCTAACATTTGACCTAAGAAATTGGAATTTATCAATCGTGAAATAATAAACAATTGTAATAAATCTGATGTATCATTAAACGACGTAGATTGGAAGGTTTCCATTAGGTACCCTTCAAATTGTGGGTTAGCACATATTTCTTTTGTAAATTGGTCTCTCGGACCTAAATCCATTATTGTTGTTGGGAAATATAAGTTCCTTTCATTCATACCTCCATATCCGGCAGGTACAAATGGTGTTAATGGTACAAGTTTTCTTTTTGGCATTTGACCAACAAATTGGCTACCTGTGTAAGGTGTTGCCCGATAATACAATCCATTTGTTTTTCCTTCGGCATAAAATACAGGTCCTTGACCAGGTCTAAAGACGCTATCATAACTACCACAGAATTGATATTTTTTGGGTTGTCCTGTAATATTAAAAATTGTTTTTTTCTTAAACGAGAACATATATAAAGAACCGTTTACCCAATTATTCTGAAATACTTGTGAAAACACACCCCTACAAGCCCCAAACATCATTCTAAATCTAGCCTTCCACTCAATAAAATATTTAATATCCTTAGGTATTGAAATAATTAATGGTTTGTCCACAAAATAATAACACCCACCACTTACTCGTTTATTATCTAAATTTCCATCACAAGGGTCATTAACACCAAAACTTGTACCCGTACCACTATAACATTCTAAAAGTGTTAAGTTCTCACATTGTAAAGAACCGATAACAGCATCTGTAATGGCGTTAGAAGTGTCACCAGTTAAATCCGCTAAATTATTAGTCGTATCTGTTGGTTGTAATGAAACAAAAGGAGCCACCGTTCCATTACCATCTTCACCAACCAAATACACCGCAAAATTATCATTAAGGTGTAAAGAATATGATGTATTACCACTTGTTTGTGTTTTTGTTGATGTTGGTAACCTATCGGACCTTAACACCATTCTATTATTATTTGTAATTGTTACATTAGCATTTAACTGTAAATGGTACGCCGGTGACATTAATCTTGCTTGACTATTAGGGTTAGCAATAGGGTTAAAAGGTGTTCCAGCAGGTATACTGGAAGTTAATAGAGTACCCCCTTCAAAATTACCTTGTCCGATAAATGCGTTAGTTATGTAATTATACTGAAAGGTAAAATTATTAACAGTGTTATTACTAATAGCCCCTCCGTTATTTGAATAATGACCTAAATTATAACTGTCACCATTAAATGATTTATGAGTTGTTTGGCTTTTATCAGTTGAGTTATAGTAGTAAACTGAATTATTTGTGAATGAAGTAAACTGAGTTGGGTCCACAGTAAATCCATATGGTTCAAAGTATAGGTTAGCTCCATTATATGGTGAGGTTGTGGTATTATCTGTAACTTTATGTGTTTGTGGTGTCACATATGAACTATACCAAGGATACATACCTTGTCCAAATGATTGTGGACCCGAATTTGGTTGTATAGGTATATTCAAATGATATATACCCTCTACCGTAGGTCCATTTGATAATGCGTAACCAAATAATTTTGAGAGGTCATATTTTATTTTTTGTTTCTCAGTGTAAGGGTCAACCCCTCTACTAAGAATTAAAATTTCCATTTCTAAAAATCCATCTAAGAATTTCCACGGAGTGATATAATCATTATGATTAAATGATGGTGGTAATCCATAATTATATGTTTGTGTTTTTCTAAACAAATACTGATTTAATAAACCAGTTGTTCCACTTGTTATACCTGAAAATTGCTGAGTGGTGGCACCTGTAATAAGTTGGAAGTACTCGACCCCAGCTTTAAATTTATATTCTTTTCCGTTTTCAGTGATTTTTAATTTTAAAGTCCCACTTTGTACGTTACCGTTTGTATCAACCCAACTAAATTGTTTGTTATATAAACTGTTTGGACTATAAGGCGTTGAACCTGTTATATTATTTGTATTATACTGATTAATTGTCGTTAACCCTGTAGTGTTTGGGTCATTGATTGCACTTAAATCTGTAAAGGTTAATAATTGTCCTGGAGGCATATTTGATATGGTTCCTGAATCACATAACATAACAAGAACACTATCATCAAAGGTTGTTGATGGGTCAACCGTATTAGTAAGCGGATTAGTATTATTTACAGTAACTTTGATATGATTTAACCCGTCAAAATATCTTTGTCTTACGTTTGCTAAATTCATTGATTGAGCTAAATGAACGTCATATCCTATTGAAGGTATTCCCCCTTGTACTAAAAATTGCGTCACAGGAACTTTTAATAGTTTATCTAAGTTGTTTCCTGAATTCAGTACTTGATATCCTGCATATGCTTGTCTAATCGCATTATTATAACTTTCAGGACTACTAGATGTTGATGCATATGAACTATTATATGTTTCAAATGAAGATATAGAATTTAAATCCGCCAATGGGCTAAAATTACTTGCTGATATTGTAACAGTTGCACTTTGTTGGAATGACGATTCATCCGGAGGTAATGCAACATCTTCACAAGGACACGCTTCACAATCAGGATAAGACATCATAGGTAAAGAAATTCTTTTAAATGGATTTTCTTTATCTAATGGGGTTATGTTTTCTTGTTTACAATCTTCTTTTTTCTTTTTAGTTGATATTGCAGCAATAATTAAACAAATCCCATATATTACTACGTTTATTATCCATATTATAAGATTTATTATTATTCGAATTACAGGGTATAGTAATGCTAAAACATGTAATATTATAATTAAAGACACAAAAACAGGTGTTAAAATTGTAACAAGTAAGTTTAATATGAATACCAAGAAATCAAAATTTCTAACACCATCGTTAACCGGAAACTTATTAACCGTATTAACACAAGTCCTATCTGTAATATCTTTAATACCTAAATGTCGTAATCTATTTGAACCCCATTTCCATCTATCGACTAATCCCGATATCGTATAAACTTTATTATAATTAAATTGGTAGAACCTATCTTCACAATCAATAGCTTCTTGTATCATTTGTTGACCTATTGTTGTTGTTGGGTCCCCGTATTCAGTCCAATCTAAACTAAAGGCGTATGAGTATAACTGAGCGTCGGTATCGGTTGGCTCGTCATTGTTATTAGATGACCAACCCCATTCTTTAACATTAGGAACTAAATAATCACCACGCATAATACTATTTTCCATACCAGCCTCATTCTGATATTGAATTCTAAATCTGTATTTACCTTTTGTTGGGATTCCTACTGATGGGTCATTTGATAATACTTGTTCCCCAAATTCATTAGTTGTGACATAATCTAAGTTCATAGGAACTTCAATTAACCATGTTCCGTTGTCATCAATTACTTTACCACCTTCAGGTAATGTGTATTGTTCTAAAACAGGTCTTCCATCATTATCGTAATTAATTGTTTGTCTAACCGCTAAAATTCTACCAGGAGCAGTTACTAAACTACATAGATTACCTGTTTCTTTTCCGGGTTTACAATTTGTTTTCAAATAGTCTTCATCGGCCGATGAAAAAATTGACCCCATAAAAACAGCGTGAGGTTTAATATCAATTCCAAAATCTCTTAAATCGAAATCGGCCCTTGTAATCCCAACATTACATAATTCGGTTTCACCCCAAAATGAAGTAACATCAACATCTTGTTTGATGTTAACAATTTGTGGTAAGGAATTTAAATCTGTTGATGATTTGAATTGGTCTCCGTCAAATTGCTCAGTAGTTGCTAAACCCGCTCTTATTAAATCTGCAGGTCTTAAAGAAAAACAACCAATGTTTGATAAATCTAAATCTAAAATTAATGTTTGAATTCCAAGTGGGGCTCCGATTATCATAAAGTCACCACTTTCATTAGTTTTAACGGTAAACTTATAATACTTTTCGTATACCTCTAAAACTTCAGTTCTTGTTAAAACATCATTTTTATCAGGAAAAGTTCCAGTTGCAGTATGCCCATCATATTCTTTTACGTAAGGTAATAGGTTATATCTATAACCATCTTCATTTTTTTGTTCTACGTTTTTATAAGGATAAAGTGTGGATATTACCGGGTCATTTTCATCAATTGCATCAAGAGGAATAAATATAGATACATTTGCGTTTGGTACACCATATCCACCGTTAACAATTACCCTACCAGCAACTACACCATAATCAGCACAAAACCTCGTATAAACGTCTTCTTGTCTTAATTTTAAAGACAGCATTTCTAAAAAATCAAAATCCTGAGTGACGTTAATTCGTATACTTCTTTCTTTTTTTCCTGGTGTTGATTTTATCCTATAACTTTTGGTCATTTGTGCTTTTAAAATAAATAGTTATTTTACCCATTTTAAAAATAGGTAAGTAGTTTAGGAAATAAATAATCTTAGGAGAAATCTACGGTCGCAAGATTTTTAACATACACTCGTATGTCTTTATTATCAAAACGTATTTGATAAACCTGTGAAGGTTCTGCGTAAATATTATCGTCAATTAATCTAATCTCACGAGTTGCTTTATTGATATACGACTGTGACGTTTCTGATGTTGAATATTGTCCACCTACTAAGTTAAAAACTTGTAAATTAGATAAACTTATCACACCTGCGGTATTTTGAATTAACCTTCTTACATCAGATATGTTTACGTTTTGTCCCATATCACGATTTCCTGGTGTCATATAATTTGAAACTTGATTAATAATTTCAGTAATAACTTGACCTCTATTAACATTTGATTCCACAACCACATATATATCAAAAGCTAAGTCGATAACTTTAGCTACATCAATTTGTATGTAGTCATTTATCATTCTATATTTTGAAAGGTAAGTTGCTAAGTTTGTCTTAAGATTATTAGAAACCGTTTGTGTCAATTTACCATTTTCATCATAAGCTAAAATTTGAACGGTGATTTTATTATCTAATTCAGTAATTGCAACTTTTGCGGGTGCTCCAAATTTTCCTGGCATCGTATCAATTAATGATTTATAATCGTTTACAGTTACTGCTCTTTTTTGTGCCGCAAAATTAAATGCCACCATGTTTCTCACTTCTTCTGTTGTTGGTGGGTTTGACCCTCCAATCGCTGCAGTTACATTATTAACCGTTAAAGAATCAATTACATTTGAGTTAATTGAACTTGATGGACCATTTACCGAAAAATCAATTGTTCCTACTTGATTGATTACCCCAACACCAACATTTGACGCTAAACCACCACCTGTTCTATATTGGACAAAAATTGTTGTATTTGGTTGAACCGTTAACCCTAAACCAATGTTATTTTGGTAATTAGCCAAGTCTAAGTTTATACCTAACTTAGCAAAGTTAGCCAATTGAATATTTGGAGTTGTCGTTCCTCCTCCAAATTGAACTTTTAAAAATCCTTCGGGTGTGTATTCGGTAATGAATCTATTTTCAGTTTTAATATATTTTCCAACTTTAACACCAGCATTATCCACAGGTTTTGTTGGGTCTTCTATGAATACCGTATCTTCAGCCAATGCATCAACTTCATACCATCTATTTGTAGCCGTTACAAATTCAGTATAATCGGGAACGTTTGGATATCCAGTTCCGTCTTTTTGAATTATAGAATTAACACCTAAAACGTTTCTTTCAGGTAAAAAGAAATTAAAGAAAGGAACCACATCGGATGGGTTGATTACTCTTTTAAAAACTTTGGTTGTTCCGTTAACCACAACCTCTTGTTTTGTGATTACGTAATTAATGATTTTTTGGTTAGCATCAAAAGTAGGTACTTTAGTTCTATTAACTTCACCTTCTTGGTTATATTGATTAGTGAAGTCAATATCATAAACCGTTTCGAATGAATTTCCTCCTCCGTTAAATTGTGAACCCGCTCTTAAAATTCCTAAATATCTAAAATCTTCAGCATCACCTAATGGTGGGACTGTGATTGAAATATTAACCACGGCAACGGATGGTCTGTAACCAGGTATTTTTAAACCATAAGTTCTTGCAATATTAAAGATTGAAGACTTCTGTTGGGCATATTGTAATACAGTCTCTTGTACACTTCTATCAATATGATAATGTAAATTATCGGCAACCGCAGCATTTAAATCCATTAAAACAGAGAATACAGATGCATCATTAAAATTTTGAACGAGCTCAGGATAATACTGTTTAGTGTAATTAATTAAACCATCTCTGATTGATTCAAAATCCCTATCGGTATAGTTAATTTTATTATTAGCCATATTATATGTTAATTATAACAAATTGTCGACTACCAAATGCTCTTGCATCATTTGTATAATCAATTTTTATTTTTGCACTATATTCTGCGGTGTTTGCTCCCGGTATACGATAAATACTCGCCTGACCCAATAATTCATAGTCTAATTGACCTGAAGTTTCTCCAGCATCGGTATACGATTCTACAGTTATACTATTAATAGTAATATTTGGGATATACTTACTAATTTGTTCTTCTATTTCAGATTTAATCTCTTCAAAGGTTGCCCCATCTAATGGTTCAAAAATATATTCATACATTCGAGTACCAAAATCAGGTAAAAAATACCTAGAACCTCTCCTTGTTAATAACAAGTGAACAAGATTTGCCCTTATTTCTTCATCCGTAGTTTCAGTTAATTTTAAATAATTACCCTTTTCACTTTGTATGAATGGAAAATTTATACCATATGTTATTCCGTTAGCCATATTACATAAATATAGTGTCTCGATATTTTCAATAAATAGTTATAAAATAAAAAATCCCGACATAGTGTCGGGATTAGTGTCGCGATTAAGATGAACAACCAAAACATTCAAAATCAGTATTTGTTGGTTTTGGTGGTAAGTTCATTGTCGAGTAATCAACTTGTGGCACCTCAACCTTTTTAGGTTTTTCTCTTTTACTCATGTCAAGTGCCAAATGTTTCGCTCCCGTTGAGATAGCTTTGGTTCTTACATAATAACAAAGAGTCTTTAAACCTTTTTCCCAAGAGTGGAAGTGTGATGATGTAATTTTAGATAGGGTTGGGTTACCCATATAGATATTCATTGACTGTGATTGGTCGATGAATGGTGCTCTATCGGCAGCCATATCAATTAATTGTTTCTGTGAAATCTCCCAAATAGTTTTATACTTAGGTATTAAGTGTTCAATTCTTTTTACTTTTTTCAAATAATTTTTGTCTTCAGAATCTAAGTAATTATTAAAATTAATATTTTGAATCGACCCTTCATTTAAGATAATTTCATTTTTTAAATCTTCAGACCAAATACCAATCTTTTCAAAATCATTGATGAGGTATTTGTTAACAATCATAATTTCTCCGCCAACAACTCGTCTATTAAATATTGCCGAGTGTGCTGGTTCTGTCATTTCATATGAACCTGTTATTTTCGCTGAAGAGGCAACTGGCATCTGTGCGGTAAATAATGAATTACATATACCATAGTCAGAAACACTTTTCTTTAGTTTGTTCCAATCCCACATTCCTGAAAGTTCTGTTTCATTAACTCCCCACATATCGAATTGGAAAATACCTTTTGACATTGGTGAATCTTTAAAGAATGAATATGATTCATATTTACCGTTCATACATAACTCATTACTTTCTGTAATCGCAGCGTAATAGATAGTTTCAAAAATATCTTTATTTAATTTTTTAGCTTCATCAGATGTGAAAGTATAGTCCATTAAATAAAATACGTCAGCCAAACCTTGTGTTCCAATAGCGATTGCTCGTTGTTCTAACCCACCTTTTAATCCTTTTTCGGTTGAGTAATTATTAATGTCGATAACTTTGTTTAGTCCCTTAACGACTTTACGTGTTTCTTCATATAATAAATTGAAATTAAACTCACCATCTTTAACAAAGTTTTTCAATACCATAGATGATAAAGTACAAATCGCAGTAGTCTTTTCATCGGTATATTGGTAAATCTCATTACACAAGTTAGATTGTTTAATTACACCAATATTTTGGTGGTTAGTCTTTCTATTTGCATTGTCCTTAGAACATAGATAAGGAACTCCCGTTTCTACTTGTGACTCAACAATTTTAGACCATATGTCTTGTGCTTTAACTTTTTTACCAAGACCCATACTTACTGCGGTGTTATATACTTCTTCGTATTCTTCGCCATAACATTCTTGTAAACCTTTTAATCCCGCCTTTTTAATATCATTAGGACAGAACAAATACCATTCAGCATTATTTTTAACAGCCTTCATAAAATTGTCAGGAATCCAAAGTGCCGTAAATAAATCACGAGCTCTCAATTCTTCGGCGCCTGTGTTCTTTTTAATATCTAATAAATCAAAGATGTCTTTGTGCCATGGTTCAAGATAGATAGCAGCACTACCCGGTCTACGTCCTTGCTGATTAAAGAATCTAAGTGATTCATTAACAATCTTTAAGTATTTTAAAAGTCCACCCGCATAACCACCTGAAGTTGATATTCTACTTTCTTTACTACGGATGTTTGACATTGAAAGTCCGATACCCGCGGCATCTGAAGAGAACGTTGAAATGTCTCTTAGAGTTCCTAACAAACCTTCTCTTGAATCCGAGTCGTTATAATGTAATACACAAGATGCTAATTGTGGCACTTTAGTACCTGAGTTAATCATGATTGGTGTTGCCTTAGAAATAAGTTGATTTGATAAAGAAGTATAATATTCTTTAGCCTGTTCCAACGTTTCTGTAACCCACAATGCAACTCTCATATACATATGTTGTGGTCTTTCAATAACCTGACCTGTTGGTCTTTTTAACAAATACATTTCTTGTAATGACCTCCAAGCAAAATAATCAAAGTTATAATCATTTTCATGTCTTATAATCGCATCGATGTTTTCTTCACCATATTGATTTATTTTATTCATCAATTCTTCATGAACTACACCATCTCCGTATAATACTTTCATAGTATCACAAAAACTATCTGAAGTTTCTTTATGGTAAGATGAAATAGCAACAGATGAAGCAAGTCTTGAATAGTCGTGATGACTTCCGGTATACGCCGCAGCAATTTCATAAATCAACTTATCCAACTCTTTAGTTGTGACTTTACCTTCTGTTGGTACAGAAGTAATAACTTTGATGAAAATCTCATCAGAGTTAACGTTTAATCCTTTTGCGGAACGCTTTACTCGGTTGTAAATTTTTTGTGGGTTAAAGGCCACAAGGTCTCCGTCTCTTTTAATTATTTTTAATGACATGTTATAAAATTTAAAAATCGTCTGTGAATGCTATAGTTTCGTTTAACTTCGCTTTTTGGTATTCCATCGTTCTAGATTCAAAGAAATTACCTTTAGTTTCAACCGCAATTTGTTCCATGAACTTAAACGGTTGTTCTACATTAAATTCTTTACTACATCCGAATTTAAGTAAGAGACCATCAACAACAAACTCCAAATATTGTTTCATCAAGTTTGAATTCATACCGATTAAAGATACCGGTAAGGATTCAGTGATGAATTCTTTTTCGATTTCTAAAGCCGATAATAAAATCTCTTTAATTCTTTTTTCAGATGGTTTTTCTTCCAAGTGGTTATTCAGCAAGTGAATTGCAAAATCACAATGTAAGTTTTCATCTTTAAAGATAAGTGAGTTAGCATTACATAGTCCTTGCATAATTCCTCTTGATTTCATCCAGAAAATAGAACAGAATGAACCTGAAAAGAAGATACCTTCAACAGCCGCAAACGCAACCAATCTTTCTGCGAATGATGCATTTTCAATCCATTCTAATGCCCATTTAGCTTTCTTTTGAACCGCAGGTAGTCTATCAATCGCATTGAAACACTCGTCCTTTTCTTTAGCGTTTGAGATGTATGTATCAATCAATAATGAATACATTAATGAGTGAATGTTTTCCATAGCCAATTGGATTCCGTAGAAAAACTTAGCTTCAGGATACTGTACTTCACGATAGAAGTTTTCGGCCAAGTTTTCATTTACAATACCATCTGAAGCCGCAAAAAATGATAATACGTTCTTAATAAAGTATTTTTCATTGTCTGTTAGATTTTCCCAATCTCTGATGTCATTGGTTAAATCTACTTCCTCTGCCGTCCAAAATGCGGCTTGGTGTTGTTTGTAAAATTCCCATATATCGTTGTGTTCAATAGGGAAGATGACGAACCGACCAGGATTTTCTGTTAATATTTTTTCCATAATTTTTTAATTAATTTAAGATTGTTGTTCTTTTTGCTTTTTCTTTTCTAAAAGCTCTTTGATTCTATTTCTGTTTCTATCTTCTTTCTGTTCTTCTAAACCTAAGAAAGTAACACTTTGTTCTGTATCTATTTCAAGCATTGCATTGTCAAATTTACAATTTTCAAACACAATACCGTCTTTTCCGATTCTTGATTTTGTAATCGCTATGGTTGCCAAGTTCATTTCTTTTTGTTGTAATGATTTAGCAATCGTAATGATTACGTGACCAACTTGAGCCTTTTTAATTGACCCCCCCATTTGGTCTGTGGTTACGACATCTGATGAAATCGAATTACGATTTCCTTGTGTTGCCGTCCATCCTGCGATATCCAATTCGTGACACATCGCCTCAAATGCTCTCATAACCGAACCTTCACTTTTCCACTCATCTGCCAACATTTTATCAGGAACTACACAATCAATGTAGTCTAAGATAATCATATCTACTTTATTACCCTCAGCAATCATTTTTCTAACCTGATTTTTAATCTGATTCATAGTTACTGTATCTGAAGGTAACTTTTTCATTATCAATTTATTTTTTCTTGTAGATTGGATGTGTCTTACTTTTTCAATAACATCTTCTCTATTTTCTGTTAAATCGTCAGGGTGAATTCCAGTCCAAAGAGTGATGTGTTTTCTTTGGATAATTTTAGGATTGTCTTCAAAAAATATTTGTAAAACATTGTATCCCAAATTAAACGCGTGGTTTGCAATCTTTGTCGTAAATGTAGACTTACCAACCCCTGTAGGTGCTAATATAACACCAATTTCTCCTTTTGCCAAACCTCCACGAAGAAGATTGTCAATACCGGGAATTCCAATTGGAACTGGATGTCTATAGTCGTCATCTAAAACCTCTTCAAGGTTAAAGAAAACGTCGGTTGTTCCTTTATCGACCTCACCAACCTGTAACGCTCCTCTTACCATTTCTTCTAAGTGGTCATAACTTTCAAACTCACCTTTATCAATGATTGATTGAGCCTTTGTCATAACCTTCTGTAATTCTTGTTGTTTACAGAATTTTAATGACTTCTCTTGAACAAAGATTGAACCTTCATCAGATACGTCTTTTACTTGTTGTAG